GATTGAACGCAACTGTGTCGTGTAAACGGCCATGTTAACCCCTATCCTGCTCGTATCCAGTGTTAGAACCACCATTCAGGTCACCAACCTGCATACCTGAAGTCGGGTCTAGCATGTCATTCGTCTCACCTGTCTGGATGTAGAGACCAGACTTGAAGTCCACCTGAACGTCAAGACCGAACTTCTCGTTAATTTCCTCCCATGCCTTTTGCCTTGGTTCCAATCTTGTGAAACGTGCAGCCTCAACGTCTCCCATACCTCTCAGAACCTCTTGTCCAATAAGTCGCTCTTTCTTGTCGGTATCCACACCCTCAACACCAAGGAACGTCATACACTCGGAAATGTATCTGCGTTTAAGCCTGTCGATATCCTCGCCCACGAATGGAACGGTCAAGTCCAGCACCTCTATGTCCTTGAGGTCTACGTTCTTGTCTGCCGCTATGCTGTATACGTTACCCTCCATCTGCATGGCTATGTTCTTGAACGTCAACCGCTGCTTCTCGTCACATCTCAGAACCTTTGGTGCCTTCTGGTTCTGAACGTTTACGTCAATAGTCCTATCAAGCTCGGCTATTCTCTGTGCATACAGCATAAGGATGAAAATCTCTGGTGTCCTTAGCTGGTTGTTGAAGATGATTACCGAGTTGTCCTCGTTCAAGTCTACCATGAATCCGTTGGGTGCATATGCCCTACGTTCTGTAGGCATGTTGTAAATGTCCCATTGACCGTATGCCACACCCTGAAGCACTGCGAAGCCCTCTGGGGCACGCCCGTTTGGGTCATTTATCAGACTGTCATCTTGAAAGAAGATGCAGTAACCATTTGTAAGAAGCCATAGCTCCATCATTCTGGTGTCTATGCCTTCAGGAAGGTTCTTGTACTCGAACATTGAAATTGCTATGTTAAGGAACCTATACAACCAAGCATAGTATGAAGCCATGTTCATGTAGACGTTTTGGTTTTCAGGTGCCTTTTCCATTCCTTTTTTCCAAGGCGAGTAGAACCCAGGCATTCCAGCCCAGAAAGGAACACCACCATTCATTCCGTAGTACATATTTACCCCTTAAATCTGGTTATTCAACCCATAATTTCCTACAGCTGGAACGTGCCAGAATGTTATTCCTCCATCAAGACACCCATTTATTATAGACAGTCTGTCTGCTGGTATTCCCCCAACCATATCGGCACCAACAGTTTTGACATAGTTCCAAGACGGCCTTCCTGTCACGTTTGGTGCCTTGACCTTATCTATCTGGTAACCAAACACGTCAAAGAACGCATCCAACCTCTCTGCGCTTTGCCTGTCAAGACCATGACACACGAATCCACCTTCGTTACGTGCTATTCCCTGTAGACTGTTACATGAACTCTGACCGACAACATGGTTAGGCTTCTTCTTCTGAACATCGATTGTGTTGACAAGCCCTGCCTGATTGGATACGGCACTACCAAATGTCTTGGCACCACCAGCAGCTATTCCAGCACCTGTGGCTGACAACGAAGAAACACCCAATTCCTCAAGGAATCCACCAGCACCGATTACAGGAACACCGAAACCACCACCTGCAAAGAACAATGCGGCACCAGCTGCCGCAACTGTTGTTCCAACCATCACACCAAGAATATTCATACCAGTCTTAAGGCTGATTGCAGATGAATTCTGAGCCACCCAATTCTGATAAGCAGAATATACCCAAGAACATTGTGGGTTCTGAGAAACAGGCATTGCATATGCGAAATTAAGGGACTGGTCCATATAATCCATGAGTGTACACATAATCTGTGCTGTGGGGTCTAAACCTTGTTGGAATTTATATCTAACTTCACCCCAGGTATTACAGTCCTCATATTTTACTGCCATTTCCCCACCACTATAATCAGTTATGCTAGCAAACGCATATGGGTAGGTAAGGCATTTCTTGTTACGAGGTATATACCCATCAGAGTGATACTGTGGTGCACTGAACCCACCATCAGTACCACCAAGAGCATAATCAGTAACCCTGTGGTCTGAATCAGTCTGCAAGAACCCTTCTGGAACCATGAACATGCAGCATATACTCTCTGCTGCTCCACACAGGTTGAGATTGTTGAGGAAATTTGAGAGATACGTCATTTCGGAAGATGTAAATCCATAGTATGCAGCCCCAGAATAAAGAGCGTTATAAAATCCGCCTGCAACAGGGTCACTACCATCGAAATCTGATTCCGTGTGTTGGTCAAATATGGTTCCACCACTAAGAGGATATTTGAGATGTGGAATCGCGTTTACACCCACAACAATGGCACCATATGCAAGTTGCGTGAACCTTTGAACGGTTAATGTAACGTCTTCAAGTTCCATTGCTGGTTCAGGTGCCCTCCATTCACCTAGGTTATCAGAGTTAACGTGTTCCCTTTCAATCAGGCATGGTCTCCAAACTAAGTTCTCTCCCCACGTATGCCAAACGTCTTCCTGAAGGTGAAGAAGAGCCGTGTTGTTTGACACATATGTTATGGAGTTGACGAACGCACAGAACCACATTCCATCATTCTTATACATGCAATAGTTAATCCCATATAGAGAATCAGCGTTATACGGTACACGTATGTTACTGTCCTCACGTATATATGTGTAATTGGTTGTCTGCAAGGACAACAGTGGAAGGATTCTGCCAGCCTTGTCCATCATGCCTTCGTAATATATGTGCTTATATGAGGAATCCCAAGGTACGTTACCTAACCAGACTGTTCCTTGTGGTGAAATCATACGAACTCCTTACATAGATACAAAGGAAGGGTGCAGGTGCGCACACCCACACCCTTCCAGTGGGAAGGATTCTCCCAGCGCTAGGAGATATTTACATAGACCCCATCACGCACGGTTGGGTCTGCAATCGACGTTGCATAGATGGTTACAACATCTGCTGTCTCATTGGTTGCTATTCGGATGGTGTTACCCATGATATAGGTTCCGCTCTCCTGAGCACCCTCCAGAGTCCATGTTACAGCGTTGTTGTAGATACCAGTACCATTTACAACAGCTTCAAACTGCATGGAGCCACCCTTGGGTAGTGTGACACCTTCGGCTGGAATGTTGGTTCCATCAGCCCTGTTCACAACAACTGAAGTAATCGAGAAATTGTCCTTGGTAAATACCACTGCGTTAGCAAACGGAGACATGGAGAAGGTTCTCCAAACATGAAGCCAATAGTTCCAATATAGTCCCTCACCATTGTTGATGTTCTCCATCTCCTGAAGATTGTCGAACACCATCCATATGTCACGAGATGCGATTATGGCACCAATTCCAGACAGTACGTTAAGTTCATCAGAAGTGAACGGGGTGTAGTCCTCGTCATCCTCGAACAAGAGAGCAAGACGTGCCATGTCGTGATTGTTCCATCCATCAACAAGAATGCGCCTACCAACAAACTCGGTCTTGTCCATGTTGAAGGCACTTGCAAGAACATTCACGTCAACACGTGCGTCAAGCATGGTGTCAACGAAGAAGTACAAATTTTCACCTTCGGTAGAGGTCATGACACCAGCGGAGTTGTACTTTGTGGAAAGAAAACGCATGTTGTTGGCAACACCCTTAACGGATGCGATTAGGTCACCAAGGTTCGAGTTATCGGTGAAGTCGGTAACCTTGAAACCACCGATTCCACCATTCAAAACAGATCTACAGAGCATATATTTCATGACGCAGTACTCGTCATAGTTCATGCCTGTGTAAAGAGTATCAACGATTCTGGTTACCAAATCACTGATTCCAGACCATGCAAGAAATGCAGTTCTGAGCTGCTGCTGGGAAACGGTCACCTTGTAATACTTCTGGTAGTTCATCCTATGGAACGTGACCCTAACATCAGGAAATTCCCTGCGGAACAGCTGCTTCTCGGCCTTGTCTGGATTGAACTGGAAGGGACGGGCGATGTTTACGAACACCTCTTCAATGCTCTCACCCAAATCCATAGTTCCACGCTTGAACACAGACCAAGGATTAGACCAAGTCTTTGACGTGACGATGACCATCGCTATGCGATTGATAAGGGTGTCTACGAATGCATTTCGAGTGGGTTTGAACTCGGTTACAATCTGACCAATCTGATGAAGGCCATTGGTGGTAGTATCTTGAATCTCAATCATTTCTGTGGTTCCTCCACGTATCGAGCAAGCCCAGCATCTACCAGACGCTTCTCA